GTAGATAGTTTTATCTTTTTGTATTTCATCGAGACCATAAATTTTTGGGGCATGATCACTAAGCATTACAGTAATATATTTAACCTTGTTTGGACCAAGTGCTCTTCCTTGAAATCCAACAAGGGTATTTTGATAGAACAAAGGTATGATAATCCTAGGTTCATCTTTAGTGGTATCATCGAAGACTTTCTTTATAGAATTTGTCCACGATTTAAATGTATCTGTGTAATAAAATTTATCCGGATTTAATTTTCTATCTTCCAAATATTTTTTTGCATCCTGATTAGATGATGCTTTTGGCAAATCTAGTTTTGGTTTAAATTTTGGAGACTCAAATTGAAATATTGGTTCTTCAACAGTAAAGTTTCTTCCAGTGTGTCCTTCTTTAAATTTTTCAAAAGTATATTGTTTATGAACGGTAGAATCAATTTGTTTTAGAAAATTATTAAAAGATATGTTAAGACCACAATTATGGCATTTGAAGTTTGTATTGTTCTTTACTTGATAAAGATACCCCCTTGCCTTACTTTTATTTTTTTGAGAATCTCCACAAATTGGACACCGAAAATTATAAAGATTATTCTTTACTTTTTTAAACTTTTGAAATCTAGAAGAAATCAAATTGATGTATTTAACATCAACATAGTCCATAATCAAATCTTAAAGATGTACATATTCTACCAGACTACCTTGCTTTGTCAAGGCAAAAATATGTCATAATTCCTGTCCATTTTATAACAGAATTTGTTATTTTTTGTAGCGAATACGAGGACAGTTTCTTTTTAGTTTTCATGGCAACCAAGTGCCAACGCTCAACTATTTATTTCTTTACTTGTTGAGTGATTGAATTTACTGCTGAAATTACAAAATCTGTCGCAACTGGAACAAATAACAACGCAAGTGCCACAACTCCCGCTGCCATCCACTTAAACTTTGAAAGTTCATCGACTTTGCCTTCAATTTTCCCTATTTTTTCATTAAGATCTTCGTCACTTCTAGCACAATTAAAGATCCTTTCATCATGAACCGCGAGCATCTTACAAATGTTTTGGTTAGTCTCACTTAAAGTTTGAATGGCAGCATCTACGCGCTCAACCATTTCCTCATGAATTTTAACTCTTTCTTCAAGAACTGCAACTTTAATTTTGGAGTCTTGTCCGAACATTGCTCTATTGCGATTGTTTTTTAGGATCCCAACGTTTACGTGAACCGGGAGGTAATTTAATTTGAGGACCTTTTCTTCTTTTTAATCCCATAACAGGGTCAAATCCAGCAACTGGACCTTTTGCCTCGGCAGACCCACTAAAACCACCAGAACCTCCTGCCGCATTTGCAACCATTTGTTCTTTTATGATTGAAATAATTTTATCAAGTTTATTAGAATCCATTGTAAACCTTTCTGAGCTCCGATAAACAATTCTCATCAATTTTTACTTCATGAATATAACACTTTGGATATTCTGGAAGTTTATCTAAGAAAACAACAAACGTTTTCATAGACTCCCACAATTCCTTTTCAATTTTAAAAAACAACATTGGTGTTGTTGCTTCACCAAAAATATTATACAGAATAATAAAATGATTGAGAAGAAGGTGAGTTTTAAGCTCACCTGTATTCTTGTATCGTTTCAAAAGTCTTTTAATGTATTTGAAATGATTTAAATCTTTTTCAAAATCTTCCTTTGTTACTGCTTGAGGGTTTTCATAATGTTTAATTGCAAACAAAAGAAAATTATCAGAATTCAATTCATTAAATATCATCTACAATCATGCAACAATAGTTAAGGTCGTAGTACCAATACCAACACCAGACATAAATGTTCCAGCACCACCAACATTACATAGAATATCAGATGTGAATGTTTTAATTGCAGAAACTCCGCTACCAGAGAAATCAGTGATTGTTCCTACAACACCAGACTCCATTTTGATGCTTAGGACTGTACCAATTCCAGTTCCTGGAGCAGTAAAGGCAAAAGCAACTCTGTTTGAAATTTGACCGTTAAAATTACGTACTACTGTAGATCCACCATCATTTGTGTGAACAGATAACTCTGCTCCATAGTTTGCAGCACCAACAGAAGCTGCGTATGCTACTAAAGGTGCTCCTGTTGAACGTAAAACACTAACTGTTGCACCTGCTGAACAGTAAACGGTTTCGTTCCAAACAACATGAACATAAGCAGTATCAGCAGTTCCAATTCCAGTTGTTCCACCAGCACCAATAGAAATAGGAGACGCAAGATTTGGATCTTCAAAGAAAACAGCAACTGGAGTTGCTTGTCCTAATCCAGTTTCATTTGCACCATGTCCTGCCGCACCTGGAGCTGCACCGGTGTTTAAACCGACAACAGGAACTAAAACTTCATCATAATATGAAGTAGAAAGTCCTGAATTTTCAGTTGTACCATACCATCTTTGAATCCAACCACGTACATCTGCAAATGTATTCCAAGGGCTTCTATTGCGATCAACGCTATGCTGATACTTTGGAATAGCGTAATTATTATCTGCAGTTTCAGTAGTTGTGGAAATGCCCCAGAGTGCCATTCTTTTTACCTTTACTAATTTTATTCGTAGAAATATTTATAAAAAAAGGAGACGTTACTTTTTGTCTCCTTTATGTAAAACAACTCTTAAAAAGTTAGTTGTTAAATCAAGTAATCCATTTTCTTCAAATCTTTTTGTTTTTGCTAACCACTCGGAAGTAGTTAGTAATAGACCAAGAACAATGGTTACTCCCCAGTTAGTTACAAAGCAAGTAATCATGCTTGTGGTGTAAAGAGTTTCTCTTTAACCAACTCAAGAACTACATCATCAATACTATTGTCAGTAGATTTTACATACTTAGTTAAAAGTTCAACAACAAGATTTTTAACTGCTGGGTGTGTCGCAATTTGAATAAGAAGTGGTTTTACCACTGCTACTACTGCGCCCATGATGACCTCCTAATAGAGTATCCAGCTCTATTTAGGAATTACATCAAAGAACCTTTACCGTGCTTGGCAATAATTGATTGTCTTACAAGATCAAGAGCCTTTTGAGTTGTTTCTTTATATTTTTTCTTTTGTGCTTCTATTTCTGCAGGAGTTTTTGTTACAGTCTGTTTTGCTGGAGAAGATGATGAACGAGCACCCATTCCACCACGCTCAAGTTGTCTGTCCTTCATTCTATCATAATCTTCTTCATCAATCATATAACCTTCTGGTTCGTAGTGTGCTTTTTGAATTTCTGCAGAAGCACTTTGTGGTTTTTGCATTTTTTGAAGACTTTGACTTCTTAACGAAGCAATTCTTTTATCCAAACTTGCACGTTGTCTTGTAGCTTGGAGTTCTTGCGAACTCATAGGAGTAATATCTGCTACCGCTTCATCAACTTTTTTGGGAATTCCTTCGTGCTTTGTTTTAGCAAAATCACGAATTTTCTTTTCACTCATAGAATCAACAATTTTAAGAACTTCAGTACTTGCCTCTGATCTTGGAGTTTGACCTCTTTTTACAGATAGAGCAAGTCCAAATAACTTTTGTTGTTGCTCACTTTCTGCCTTTTCTTGCAATTCCAATTCTTCTTTTGTCATCTTACGTACAAAAGTTCCCGCTGCTCTACCTGCTGCTGCTGCAGGAGACTTACCCGCTTTTAAAGATCCAGCACCGGCACCAGCAGCTGCAGCACCTGCTTTAACTGCTTTCTTTACAACTGGAGCAGCTGCTTGCGCTGCCCTTCCTGCTGCAACCGTTGCCTTTCTTCTTGCTCTAGTTGCAGCAGGAGATTTCTCTGCCGCTTTACCTCTTTCTCTTACAGCATCATAAACTGCTTTTGCTTCAGCACCTCTACGTGCAGCAACGCCCCTTGCAGTATCAACTGATTTTTTGAGAAGGGCAGTATCAGACTTTGCTCTAGCAACAGCATGTCCTAAAGCAGCACCAATTCTACCAGCGATTCCTGTTTTGGTTTTTGTTGAAGTTGATTTAGTTTCAGGTTGTTTTTCTACTGCTTTCTTAACAGTAACTGATTTCTTTTTAATTGTACCTGAAGAAGATCGTGAAGATAAAGATCTAGTTGTCCCATGCTTCTCCACCGCAGATTTTGTAGACTTTCCTGGTGCTGCTTTTAAAGAAACACCTCTCTCTTTACCTGTTGCAGGACTTTTCTTTTTACCAACTAAAGTTCTTGCTTCAGATAAAACATAATCATTTGAAATTTCAAAAACAAACTCAACAAATTCAGAAACACCCAGTTCCTCAATAAGAATATCTACTCCATATTCATTCAAACCTTGCTCATAGAAATATTCTGTCGCAATGTCTATGGTTTCGTAAATAAACTCTTCATCAAGTTCTAACATCTCAACTAGTGTTCCACCAAGTTCTTCTACTGCCTCGGGAAGAGTAATTCCTCCACCCATTGCACTAGTTTTAATTTTATTGTCTACCTTTTTTTCAGTTATTTTTACATCATTTTCTTTTTTCTCAACGGCAGACATTACTTCATTTAGATCTCTTCTCCAATTTGAGAATTCTTCTTTTGCGACCTTTTTCTTGCCACCCATTTGATCTTTACCAAGTCTCCCAGCAATCACATCCCCTCTAGTCACTTTATCATATGGAGGATAATTGTTTGCAAGATTTCCATCATTTGGTTTCTTTGCTTCACCAATCTGCTTTTTATCCCTCATTGCTTTTGCTTTGGCAAGAGTTCTTTCTCTCGCAGCATCTTGCTCAGACTTAGGAATAGCAGTTACAGCACCAAGTCTTTCTGCTGGTTTTCCAGGAACTGCAGATTCAGCAACTTGTTCCAGATAAATTCTGGAAATATCGTTCAGGGGATTAGTTGACATTTTAATAAGTACTTACTTTCTTTGCCTTATACTTATTTATAAAATTGATACCATATGCCTTTCCCCCTACTTGAAGATATTGCTTATTTGTCCCTACTGCTCCGGGAGTCATCTTTGAAGCATACTTAAAATACCCCTTTGTTCCAACAAGAGTATTGGGATGCCCTTTATCTCTCATTGAACTATCCATTTTAACCTCAGTATATTCCATCAAATCTTTAATCCAAGACTTGAACATATATCCCTCTTCAGTTACACAAATTAAATGATTAGTTCCTCTGCGCATCACTTCACCAATTAGTCCAGTATTTAAGTTCTGAACTTGATCACCGAGTCTAAAGATTTTGCCTTTAACATAATTTTCACGAAGATTTTTCATGTCATACTTTGGAGCTATTTGCCAAAGATTATAATTTTCCTTTTTAACTTTAGACTTTTTGACTTTCATCCCCTGACGAATTGCATCAAACAGTGCTTGAGTGTCTCCATCATCTAAAGTCTTTGGTGTTCCTCTTCTAAATGAATCAAAGTCATCGTCCATCACTGCTTTTCTCATCTTAGATGCAGACATTCCTTCAATACCTTCTGCATCAGCATCTCTTACACCAGCAGATACTACGCGAATTAAATCAAAAGTATATAAATCACCATTATACTTTTGCGCCAGATTTTCAAATTCTGCTTGTCTATCCGATCCAACAACAATATTTACATTTTGATATCCCTCTTGGTTTGCAGAGACAAGAACATCAAAGATTGTTTTCATGTATGGATCGTTAATGATACGTTCACCAAAATCTGGGAACATTTTTCTCATATAAGAAATCTTAGTATCTGCTTCTAATGGATTCTTCTTAGGATCTTGAGATCTTGATGGATATATTTTTAAGTCTCCACCAACAGAAACTTTATCAGCAGTTTTTAAAAGTTTTTCGTGTCCAATTGTGGGAGGATTAAATCTACCAAAAACAATAGTTAAAGTATCACCACGCTCTTCTTGTTTTTCTGTCTCTTGTTTTTTACCTGCAGTTGGAGTGGGTTTTGGTGCTGGTTGCGTTTGAGGTTTTGTTTGAGTTGCTGCAACCTGTTGAGATGCTGGTGTTCTAACTTGATTTGGATCTTTAGCACCAACTTTCTGTCTCTGGTTGAAAAATTTTAATTTTCCTTGCTCTGTCTTCGCAACAAATTCTCCACGAGTATCCAACCAACCACCGTGACCATCACTTTTTAGTCCAAGCTTTGACGCTTGCATAGATGCTTGCGACTGCCCTGCCTCAGATAAAAATTGGAAGAAATTCTTCATATTGTTTTTTATTATACTTTTATTTATTTTTTACTTTTCCTTATATTTATGGAGAATAGGAGACTCGAACTCCTGACATCCTGCTTGCAAAGCAGGCGCTCTACCAACTGAGCCAATTCCCCGAGCACATATATTATAAAACCCCTTAACTAAAAAAGTCAAGGGGTTGGAGCAACCTTCCTCAGTTATTTATTATTGTGCGGAGAGAATTTCGTTTTTCCACTCTTCACTCATATTAATCATGATCTTTTCTGCCGCTTCTTGAGTTTCAGCATATCCATTTTCAATCAAGTGCTCAAGTACAATATCATAAACATCCATTTCTTCGGTTGCCATTCTTGCGGCAACTCTAGATGCTCCAGAAGCAACTCCAGATGCTGCTGCACCCACTGCTTTTTTAACACCTCTCTTAGTTTTTGCTGCAGTATACTTAGCACTTTGCTTTGCTCTTCCCGCAACATCGGATGCTGCTTGTCCTGCTTTTCTAGCAGCGCCATAAGCACCTACTTGTGCTTGAGCAATTTTCTTTTTGATTCTGCCCTTAATATCAGCAGCAACTTTTGCTCTCAGTCCTCTTCTCTTTTCAGGATCTTTTGATCTTGCTGCCATACCTGCAGCAGGATGAAGATTTCTCTTAGTTGCATATGCGGCAGCTGGTCTATCAACTGCACGAAACTTTGCTTCTTTTCCCGCTTCTTTTGCTTTCGCAACTCCAGATTTAACTGCTGCCTTTGCTTTTCCAAGCGCAGTCTTAACAGCACCCTTTACTTTAGCAATTTTTTCTGCTCTTTTTTCTTTTCTAACTACAGATGCACCCGCCTTTCTTGCTTGACTTGCTGCCTTTTCCGAAGACTGTGCATACTGCTTTCTTGCTGCAGCACGAGCACCCATGTCAACTCTTGCTTCAGAAAGAACTTCTTCAAAAATCTCTTCTACTTCATCAAACTCATATCCCTCATCAAGCATCTCATCAATCGTTTCTTCTACGATTGCATCAATTTCTTCATCAGTTAAATTCTCAATGCCAGCGAATTCATCTGACATTTCTTCCAATTCATCTCTAAGATCTTCATCATATACAGCAGTATATGCTTCACACAAACCTTTAAGTTCTTTAGAATCCATTTGAAATTTTTTATTAATTCTGTATATTTATTTATTATTCAGACTAATTCCATCGGATAATGATCAGAATCTATATCTAAAGTTTTCTTTCTCTTTTTCTTTGCTTCAGTTACTGCAGAAAGTTTAAAATAGTTTGAATAAGTTTCTCCAAACTTTCTAACTAAAGTCCCTGAAAGTTTATTTGCTTCATTTTCTGTTGGACTTCCTGCCGACACAGAACCATATCTTCCACCATTATGTTGCTTATAATGAACTAGTTCATGTGCAATAGTTCTCACAATGTCCATTGGATGTCTATTTCTAATATTGATAATAATACGGTTATCAACAATTTCTCCAAATGCAGCAATATTTTTTGAGAAGGATGGTTTCTCAACAAACTCAATCTCTGGAAGATTTTTAAGTTTAAGAAACTCTTTTGCAAATGGAAGAAATTTTTTTACAACATCTTCAAATTGTTTTTTATTCATTTCTTCTTGCAGTTTTCTCCACTCTGAAAAATACATTATCGTTTTTAGGTATTTATAAAAAAACCCCCAAATAGGGGGAATGAATCAAACACCAAGGACAGCACCAATATTGTCATCAAGTTGCTGAATAACTCCACGAATATCAGAAACACGAGGAGGAACACTTACTTCATCATAAGTGTATCCCTTTTGCGAATCAAATAGAACCTGACGAACTGCTGCTGCAGCACGAGCATCCATTTTAATTGTTACTTGTTTTTCTTTAGTCACAGGTCTCCCTCCACACGATTTTCACTTCTGTATACGTCAAACGCCCCCTCCGGATAGCGAGCACTCAGTTTTTCATAGTTCATTTCCATAATCTCACGGAAGTTGGTGTCAAGTGCCATACATGCTTGAGCAAGATACCAGCAAATATCCCCAAGTTCACGCTTCATATGAAAGACATTCTCTTCAGTATAAGGTTTGCCTTGGAGAATGATTTTCTTTATAACCTCAGTAAACTCACCTGCTTCTGCACTAATGCCAAGAGCAGCAGTCAAAAGACGGGGAACATCAGCATCATCATTTGCCTCAAGTTCAGTCATTCGTGCAAGAAGTTGTGCAAAGTCACTGCTGGCAGGACTTGTAGTTTGACGCACAAATTCAATATACTTATCGCTATCAATAACTTTTTTAGTGTTTTCAGTCATAGTAAATTTCAGAGTTCCATCTTCAAGAGTTTCTTTTTCAATATTAATCAAAACTTAAATCCCTCAAATGATTTTTTAGGTTTCTTTTCTTCATAATCATACTCTTCATCCTTTCCATTGTCAAGGATATCTTGTTGAGCAGATTGTTCACAATCATAAAGACGCATTTTTGCCCTATCAATACCAATCACAAAACGCTTATGAATAGTTGGATCATTGTAACGATTTTTAAGTTGCTTCACTAGAATCTGTCCAAGTCCCTCCAACTCTTCAGTGCTAATAAGAGCAAACATAAGGTCAGCAGTGGCAGGAAGACCAAAACTTTCAGAAGTATCAGTTAGTTCTACATCAGAAGAACCATAACCAGAACGAGTTGTCTGAGTTGCACTTACAATAGGAACATTAAACTCTACAGCAAGACCACGGAGTTCTTCTGCAATTGCTTTTACAAAAGTGTAAGAATTGATGTTAGCATTTCCACGATAACGTGAAGAAGAACAAATATTAAGATAGTCAATAAAAATAATATCTGGTCTAAATGACTTCTTAAGTGCAAGTTCGTTAAGAAGAGACTTAAAGTGTCCAGCGTGTGCAGAAGCAGTTGGGTACTCTTTAATGATCAGAGTTCCTTGAGTTTTCTTTGCAAGACTTGTGACCTTATTCTCAAACATCTGTTTTGGAAGTTCAGTAATGTCTTGAATTGGAACGTTCAATAGGTTTGCATCAATTCGTTCAGCAATTCGTTCCTCCGCCATTTCAAGAGTGATGTAGAGAACGTTCCTGCCTTGCAGTAAGCAGGCAGCAGCAACATGGCACATAAAGAGACTTTTTCCGACACCCGTACCAGCAAGAGCGATATTGAGAGTCTTATTAGGTAAACCACCTTTTGTGATTTTGTTAAAGTACTCGAGGTCGAATTCAATCTTGTCCTCTTTCTTGTGATAAGATTCATAGCGTTTTTCATAGTCTAACAAATAATCGTGTCCGATGTGAGTATCAAAAGACACTGCAAGAGCATCTGATAGAATGCTAGGAATACTATCACGATTTTTCTTATCATCTTTACCATCTGCAATATGAATAGACTCCATCAAAGCAAGATAGATGGCACGGTCACGGCACCATTTTTCAGTTGTGTCAACTAACCAATTAAACTCTGTTGGAACATCTTCAAGACATCCAATCAAGTGCATAATTTCTTTAAAGGAAGTATCATTAATATCTTGACGTTTTTCTATTTCAATACATAGAACTTCCTTTGTTGTAGGTTGATTATATTCTTGAATAAACTTCAAGATTTCTTCAAACACAATTTTTTGATTTGCCTCCCCAAAATATTCTGCCCTAATAAAAGGAATTACTTTACGAATATATTCTTCATTATGAATAAGATTACGAAGAATAAGAAACTCAACTTGATCCATGAGGCATGTCAAATACAAAGGTTATTCTTGTCTCATCACCGATATTAACGGTTCCATGAGGTAGTTTATTGTTAAACCAAAGAAGAGTTCCCGGTTCAACAATAGTAGTATCAGTACCACAAAAATACTGATATCTTCCAACAACAGAAAGGTGATATCTATCCCGTGTCAGATAATAAGTTCCTTCATCAATATGTGCTCCCACAATTTCATCAACAGGTAAAGAAAGAAATCCACAACGGTGTAGTTCTCTATTTCCAAAGTGCTTGCGTATAATCTTTCTTATTTCACTGTGATGTTCGTATGCTGGAGTTTTGATGCTAATCTCAGAGTCTCCAACAAAGTCTTCTTTGCTTTTAACCCCACCCATTATAAGTTGAAGAGCACTCACTGGCAAGTCAGCAAATCCTTTACCAACTAAGGACTGAGAATCCTTCAGATGTTTCTGATGGTCCCAGTCCTGAGGATATTTTTTAAGTTGTTCTACAACTTTGTTTACGTTGATTCCAGTCTTTAGAATCTTTATCATGAACCGTAACTAAATTCTTGATGAGCAATCTCATCAAGTTTTTGCATTACTTCTTCAGTAAAATATACTTCGGGTTCTTTGAGAATCTGCTTAGCATAAAGTTTTTTACCATCAATCTCATATCTACCCGCTACATTTTTCCAGAGTCCACCAATCTCACCAAGTTCCAGAAGACCGTAGTAACGATCAAGACCGCGCTCATCATAATACAGACGGACTTCAACATCTTTGTTCTCCTTACTCAAACGCGATTTAGCAGTCTTAGCTTTGATAATATTTCCGACCACTTCCGTTCCATCCTTTTCTTTCTTTTTGCTGAGATAAATGATCGTACTTGCTGCGTATTTGAGTCCAGAACCTCCTCCCATTTCCTTAGTTGGTACGTAAGCTCCGATGACATCGTATGTATGATTTGTGACAATGAGCGGGACATTTGCTTGACCTAGTTTGAGTGTGAGCATTCGGAACGCACCTTTAATAAGTTGGGATTTAGTCATATCCCGAACTTCTTTCTCATTTAGTGCGTCATTAATTTCTTTGCTTGTAGAAAGCATTCCAAGAGAATCTAACACAAACATGCAAGGTTTGCGATCTTCTACTGGTGCCTTCAAATACATATCTACTGCTTTGAGTGCCTTTGTACGAAACTCTTCAATAGTAACAACGTTAACAACAACCAGACGAGTAGTATCAATTCCACGGGATTCAATCAAAGATTTAGTGATAGCAGCCTCAGTGTCAAAGTAGAGACAGTAACCATCGGGATTAGTATCAAGAAAGTTCTTAACCACGGCGAGAGAGAAAAAAGTCTTTCCAGTAGAAGACTCTCCAGCAATAGCAGTAATCTTATTCCCAGATACACCACCAAATACACTACCTGAGACCAGTGCATTAAAAATGTATGAACCCGTATCAACATAAGTTTCTGTTTCATCAATATCTGATGCTAACTTAGTAAAGTCATCACCAATCTCTTTTACAATATCTTTAAGGAAATCCATCACGCTACCATCCCGTATTCTTCACGAAGTATTTTTTTATAAGGCAAACCTTGCTCTCGCAATTCTTTTACAAGTTTTAGTTTATGATACAAAGCAGCATCTCCACCAAAACCAAGTGCTTTTACAATAGTATTCAGTTCGTTGTCATTAATAGGCAAGTCCATCAAGCAAAAAATGATTCAAGGTTTACAGTTTTTTCTACGGACCACCCAATCGCATCAAGGATAATCTTGAGTGGTTCTAGAAATGCTTTCTCAAATTGTAATTCATAATCTATGTATTTGTCAAGGTTAAGTTCTTTTGGAAACTCCTGAATGAAAGAAATAATATTCTCGTGAATAGTATTTGGTTTTTTCAGATAAATGAACTTAATCTTCTCTCCATTCTGAATAAGAGAGTATTTGTTTGTCAATTTGTTCTGCTTAATATAATGATTAAACAGAAGTGCTCCACGAACATGAATGGGAGTTCCTTTGATATAAATGTCAGATGAAGATTTATACTTCTGAACATCAGAAGCAGATCGTGGAAATGAAATTTGTTCTGGAGGAAGTTTCCTAAACTCCTTACGGGCATTTTCAATAAAATCAATCACTTCATCTTCAGTTCCACTCATCATCAACTTAAGAGCATCCTTAATCATCTTTCGGCAAGGAGCAGGAGTAGAAGATTTAACTGCTTCAATACCCATCATTTTGAGTTTTGGTTCTTCATAACGTACACCTTCACTATCCCAGACATTGAGAATGTAACGCTTCTTCGCAGTCCAGATTCCACGATCAGCAATGTTCTCACGTTTCATCTGCATCTTTTGATCGTATGCATTTACATACTCAGCCAATTCTTGGTAAGAACTTTCAATATACTTTTCAAGTTCCATAGAAGCGACCTTATCAAGGAACGCGACAATGCTTTCAGTAGTTTTCTCTCTGCCTTTGAATACACATTCAACCACAGGACCCATATTAAGGTAAATAGAATCAGTATCTGAAGCAATAACATAATCAACATCCTGCGACTTAAGAAGTTTATTGATATAGTTATTCATTTTACTCTCAATCCAACGAATTGCAACCTGACCACTCAAAGTAATTGCTTCAGCATTTTCAAGTTTGTAATAACGGAAATACTGATTACCAATCGCACCATAAGCAGAGTTTAGAGAAATCTTCTTTGCCATCTGGATGTTATTACAGCGGGCAATCTCTTTTACAAGTTCTTTATTCTTGGTCTTCTCATATTCTTTTTTTGCTTCAATCATCTTCTTCTTAAAGATGACACGATCCTGATACATTTTATCCATCAGTTCAGGAAGAAACCCACGAAAATCTTTGCGGAACATTGCAC